ATCAGCCAAAAGGAAGTCAACACTCTCAAACGCGAAATCTTTGAGACCGCTCAGCAGCCCGACATCCGGATCGATCCCGGCGAATTGACCTCGGCCGTGGAGAAGATCGTCGAGAAAACCGGCGACCTGGACCTGGCCCGGAAGAACATGCGCAACATCGGTCTGGCCATTCAGGCCACGGGCGCGGCCGGCCAGGATATCGGGGCCATGGTGGCCGATCTTCAGCAGAAGTTCGGCCTCAAGGACAAGGACGAGTTTTTACGGGCCCTTGACACCCTGACCGCCCAGGGCAAGGAAGGGGCCTTCACCCTCCAGAATCTGGCCACCGAGGGCGAAGGGGTGACCGCGGCCTACGCGGCCATGGGCCGGACCGGGCCGGAGGCGGTCCGGGAAATGGGAGCGCTTCTGCAGGTCTTCAAGGGCGGGACAAAAAGTTCAGCCGAGGCGGCCACGACTTTTGTGGCGGTCATGCGCGAGCTGGTGGCCAAGGCCGACGACCTGAAGGACCTGGGAGTCGAGGTCTGGGACCCGGACCAGTTGGCCCTGGGCAAGAAGATCTCCCGTTCGGTGCCGCAGATTCTGACCGAACTTATCAAGGCGACTGAAGGGGACATCTCCCAGCTAAGCAAAATCTTCGGCGAAGAGGCGGCCAAGGGCGTCAAGGTCCTGATCAATCAGTATCAACAGGCAGGCAAGCTGGACTTTGACAAGTTTCTGAGGGTTCAGGCTGACGGCAAGATGTTGCTGGAGGATGCCGCCCGAGTGGCCGGGACCTTCAATGCCTCGATGCGGTCCCTGTACACCACCTGGCAGGCCTTTGCCGACGCCAAGCTGGAGGGTCCGGTCAAGTCCTTGAGCGACCTGGCCGCAAGCCTTAAACCCGAGCAAATTCAAAAGTTTCTGACCGTTGCGACCTATGGCGCGGGCGGCTTGGCCGCGGCGGTGGTAGGCCGAAAATTAGGGCTGGTCAAGGCTGCGGGCGCCATCTTTCGCCGAGTGAGCCGGAAAGGGAGTCTCGCCCGGGCGGGCGGGCGAGACTCCAGACCGTTCGGCGCTCTGGGCCGCCTGGGAGTTCAGCCGGTGGAGGTGGTCAACTGGCCGGCCGGCGGTCTCCTCGGAGCAGCCGGGCCGGGAACGCCCGGGGACATACGGACGACCAGACGGTGGGCCAAGTCCGTGGGCAAACTCAGCCGGGCGGCTGGGGCCTTGGCCAAGTTTGCGGTTGGGCCGGCCCTGATCATGGCGGCTCAATCCCAAGTGACGGATGAGGAACGGAGGCAGTTCGCCGAGGCCCAGGGCCGGGTCCCGGCCATGCTCGACCAGGCCGAGGCCCGGGCTTCAGGCACTGACCGGGGCCACATCCAGGCGGCCAGGGAAAGGGCCGAGCAGTACACCACCGGCCTGGCCTGGTTGGGCCAAGGAGCGGGCTCGGGCCACGACTGGGCCGGACGGAAAAAGTTCACGCCCCGTTATCCCGGAGAAACGCCGGAAATGCGGCGTCTCTATGAGCAGGCAAGGCCGGCTTCTCCGGTCACCAAGGAGATCCCCGTCAACGTCACGGTCAACCTGACCAACAACGTCGGGGTCAGCGGCCAGGAGGAGCTGATCCAATGCCTGAGGAGCGGTCAGGGTCAACTGGCGGACGAGATCAAGCGGGCGGTCAACGACGGAGTCAAGCAGGCCGAGAGGGGTAGTTTTGCCGCAACCCACTGAAGTCATGACCATCATGGGCGACACCTTTGACACCGTGGCTCGGCGGGTCTACGGGCCCCGGGCCGAGACCCTGATGAGCCTTCTGATCGAGGCCAACCTGGAATTCAAGGACGTGGTTTTATTCTCCGGCGGTCAGATACTGACCGTTCCCGCCAAGCCGGAGACCAGTCAAAGAATAGGACCGCCGTGGATGCAGTGAACGTCAGACGGGCTCATCTGGACCTGTTTTACCTGGGCCGCAACCTGGGGTTTTACATTGATCCGTTCACTGTCTCTTTTGCCTTCACCGACTTCGCCCACGGCCAGGCCGACGAATTGAATCTGACCCTGGAGGACAGCCAGGGACTGTGGCGGGGCGACTGGTTTCCGCCCAAGGGGGCCAAAGTCGAAGCCCAGATCACGGTCAAGGACTGGCAGCAAGGGGTCGATTATGATCCCCTGAAGTGCGGCATATTCGAGATCGTCAGAATCAATCCTCACGGCCCGCCGGACCAGGTCACAATCAGCGCCCTTTCCAGCCTGGTGACCAAGCCCCTGCACCGGGAGCTGAAGACCCGGGCCTGGCAGAACACCACCCTTGAACAGACGGCCGCGGCCATCGCTCAGGAACACGGCCTGACTCTATTTTGGGAAGGGGAGGCGGTCAAGTTCGACCGGCGGGACCAGAAAAAGACGTCTGACCTGGCTTTCCTGACCAGGCTCTGCGAGGAGACCGGCCACAACGTCAAAGTCAAAAACGAAAAGCTGTTCGTCTACAGCGCCCAGAAGTACGACGCCCGGCCGCCGGCCCTCAAGATCAGCCGGGGGCGGGACAGGGTTCTGGGCTACAACGTCGACAGCGACGCCCACGACGTTTACCGGGGCTGCAAGGTTCAGTATTACCACCCGGACGTCAAGAAGCTTTTCACCCACACCTTCATTCCTGAAAGCGCTCCGCCCAGCGGAGCGATCCACGAGGTCGACCGGCGGGTGACCAGCCTGGCCGAGGCTCAGCGCCTGGCCAAGCGTGAGCTGCGGCGGCTCAACAAGTGGGAGGTGGCCGGATACGTCAGTCTGGTCGGCGATCCCCGCCTGGCCGCCGGTCTGACTGTCGAGCTGGAGGGCTTCGGCCGGGAGGACGGAGTCTTTTTCATTGAGGAGGTCCGCCATATGGACAGCAGCTCCGAGGGTTACACGACTCAGTTGCAAGTAAGAAAGGCGCTGCCTTACTGATGAAAGAGATGCAGGCCATACTCGGCCGTCTGGCCGCCCTGGAGGAAGCCCTCAACGGGATGTTCAGGGCAGGGGAGGTGGTCCGGGTCGATGAAGACAAGGCCCGGGTCAAGGTTACCTTCAAGGACGGCGACAACATGATCTCGCACTGGCTGCCGGTCTTTTTCAAATGGACCAAGGACCAAGAAGAATACGAGATGCCGTCCAAAGGCGAGCAGGTGGGCTGCATCTTCTATCCCTTTTCGCCCGAACAGGGCTTTGTTCTGGGCGGCGTTTACTCTGAAAAAGACGGACCGCCGGTCGCCAGCCGCCACAAATTCCACAAACGCTGGCCGGACGAGTCTTTCATTCAGCACGATTGGCACGACAATCTCTTTCAGATATTCGCCAAGAGCAAAGCCAAGGTCGAGGCCGAGACCAGGATCGACCTCAAGGCTCCCTTTATCCATCTCTGGCTCCATCGGCTGGTGGTTCACCACATCGACCCGGACCTAGAACTCAGGTTCTTTGCCGAGACCCACGCCGGCGACGAGCCCCAGGGCGGGTATTTCACTTTGGGCGACCAGCTTGAGGCCGTGGCCAACTTCTTCGACCTGACCGTCCCGCCGACCCGGCTCCTGGGCGCCGGCGGGACCGGACTGCTGGCGGCCGGCGGTGACAAGCTGATCCCGGCCGGGGGGGCCTGATGCCTGTCGGTTACGAATCAATACTCGGGTTTCCGCTGTTCGAGGGCGTGCTGGATGACGACGACATTCTCTACCTGATCCGCGACCCCGAAGGAACCGCCGCCGACTACACCATAAGTTGGGCCACGGTCCTGGCCAACATGCAGAGCAGCCCGGCCTGGCAGAATCTGCTGACCGCTCTGGACGGCAAGGCCGACGAGGATCACGACCACGCCATCGGCGACGTGACCGGCCTCCAGGCGGCTTTGGACGGGAAATCGGACACGACACACACCCACTCAGACCTGCATTCCCACGCCAACAAAACAACTCTGGACGCCATCCCGGATCATTCCGGCGCGTCAACCGATGAGGTTTTGACCAAGCTCTCCGGCGGGGGCCTGGGCTGGGAAGTGGTGGCCGCCGGAGGTGGCGATACCGTCGCCTGGCTGACCTCGGCGGTGACCCTGGTCTCGGGCGGGACTTCAACCTCCTGGGCCACCATTACCTGCACGACCCTTCCCTCTGGAGCCAAGCTGGCCATGCTCAGTGTCGACACCGGCGGGGGCGACTACGTTTACCAGTATTGCTCGTTGAGGGAGACCGATTCCGGAGATGCGGGGTACAAGACCGGGGCGACCATGGCCGCTAAAAATTATCACGTCGGGGACTTCAACATGGTCGGCCTAAACGGCAGCAAGCAATTCGATTACAAGGTTGATTGGGATGCAACTCCTGTCACCATTAAACTTCTGGGGTACGTGAGCTGATGATCTACACCTTGGCCGACCCGGTGACCGGCAAGCCCCTGTGTGAGTTCCTGGGCGCTGACTCTCTTGGCTATGACCCGCATCAGAACAGGCCGGACCGCCCGGACGCCCTGGTCTGCGTCTCCCCGGAGCCGGGCGAAGTAGGGGTTGAACTGGTCTGGATCGAAGACCCCGGCCGGTCTCCGGTCAGGATCAAAAGGGCCGATTTCCCAAACGCAGAGTTGATGGTCGACGGCCTGACCGTCACCCTGGG